GAGTCCAAGTATTGCATCAACGCCAGCAAACTCGGTGAATTGCCTATGCGCATCAGAAAGAGACATCTGGGAAGATAGCCATTCGTCGGTAAGATTCTCGCCGTCTGGACCACGAAGATACTGTCTTGACCATTCACCAAGCGGTTCTCCAGGATTGATGAAAACATTAAAGCGGTCAACTATTTTGCCATCTCTAACTTTTACAGCACCGAGTTGAACTGGCTTCCCATTTGCTGAACTTCTACCGAATTCATCAAAAACTAATCCAGTCGTTTCGTAATCAATCCAAACAATGTCGCGGCCACGGTACTTTTCTGCGAATTCCTGCCAGCTGTTAACACCGTCAAAATATTCTTCTGCCCCACCTATCAGTGGACCGTAAGCTGGGGGACGTGGATATTGTGGGGGTTTACCGCTGCTCAATGCCTGCCGTCTTAAGTTATTCGGACGAGAAGACGCACCAACAAGCTCACGGAGCGGGCGTACATACATGAATTGAGCATCTGCATTTGAGAAAACTTTATTTGCTGCTGGGAAATCCAGAAGCTCTTCTGCCGTAGCATTTGTTTCAAACAATCCGGTGTCAGCGTTCTTTTCATACAGAGAAGAAATTTTTTCTTTGTCTTGCTGAGAGAATAGTTCTGGATTATTCGTGAGTGCGTCATCTATAACTTTTATGAACTTTTGTTTTTCAGTTTCGCCACCCCATGAGAAGCCATTCTTCGGCCAGTGAACTGCACCCCTCGAGCCGGCATTGTCCGACACTCCATGAGTGAAAACTGAACGAACACCAAGCCCTTCATAAATCTTTTCATTTCTAGCATTGAAAAAAGAGCCAATACCCTGACCCTGAGCATGTTTGCTAACATAAAAAGCATCGTGCGAAATCATGCGGATTTCTTTATCTTCTGCCGAGGCCTGTACTAGAGTTCTGGCGGCTTTACCGATATATGCAGTACCGTCCTCTTTAGAGATGTATCTCTTGTTATCATCGCTGCTGTTCAAAATTTCAACGAGCCTGTCGTCGTATTCTGGAAGAGGCTTAATTTTTAATTCAAGTTCAACCTTGGTGAGCAAATCTCCCATTTCCAAAGGCTTGTCGTAGAGCTGCAACTCTTCCTGTTCGGAAATATCTTTATCCGAGACTATATTAATCTTTACTGGCGTATAGTATTTGACTATCGGTATTGCTTCAATCAATACCGTTTTGCCAATATTCAGCTCTTTGCCGTCGTTTGCTTTGATAACGATATCATTGTCAAGCGTCATTTCCCCTTCAAAGACTTCTGCAAAAAGATTTCGAAGACTTTTTTTATTAAGCATTCTGTCTTCGCTGTCTTGAAGAATCATTGTTGGTTTTGGTTCCGGCATGCCGGGAAGCCTTGGTGGTTTTGGCCCAGTGTCTAGTACGTAAATGTCCTCTTTTTTAAATTCAGGAGATTCAAGCATGTCGAGAAAATTAGATATTGACTGTCTCTGGTCACTAGTCAATTCAGGCTGTGCATCAACTATTTCCTGATATGTTTTTCCAGAAGAAAGAGACGAACCTTGGTCTCCTATTTCTTCTCCCCGAGGAGAGAATATTCCCCCACCTCCCTGGCTAGCGCGGCTATTTGAGCTTTTTGGTTTTTTATCGTCACCATCAATACCAACCCATACAGGTTTTGTTGTTCCTTCATCTGCCCAGCCATCTCCGTCTACGTCTCGACGACTTCCTGTTGGGTTTCTTGTTCCTGGCTTTCCGCCTGTTGGCATATCAGTGCGGTTAATTCCTCTGCCGCGACGTCTATCGCCTATTGTTGGTCTATCCATCGCGCGCCCCAGCAACCTGCGGCCAATAGATTTCTCCTCGTGGCCCACACGTTTTCCACGTCGTGACTCATCAAAGGGAATAGGAAATTCTTTATTCTCAGACATTCAAAGCAATAATACCATTGCTTTGGTGCTGAATAAATTTAGATGATTTTGTACTACAACCTTTGACGGCAGCGCGTGCAGACCTTCTTGCCTCCAGCCCATGGGTAGAAGCGGATTAGGTCAATTGGATGGGGGCAGTCAAGAACATTTGAGGCTGACTCATTTAGTGCCTTACGAATCCACGCAGAGAGAGTCATTGCCTCTTTTTCGGCAGCGCTTTTCCAGCGCTCTCTTTCCGCTTCGTTTGTGCGTATGAGCACCTGCTTATCGGCTGGACCATCTTCGTCTATGTTGCTTGCAGCGATGGTTGGCTCAATAGATTCTGCAACCTTGTCCATTGCTGCACGAATATTTGAATGTTCTGGGTTATTGCTCATCGCCGTCCTCGTCTTCACCATAACCTATCTCAAGATACTCATCCGTAGCGGAACCCTCGATTCCAACTATTTCGGCATCAATTATCTCCGCCTGGTCAGCACCAAGAAGAGACTTAATAGTTCCTTCTGGCAGAACGCCAGCAATAGCCATAAGCTCAAGAAGCTTCTTGGCTTCCGATTCGGCATCAAATCCGGTCGCCGGCTGATTGAGTCCAGGTTGCCCAGCAATAACCGCACGTATTGCGGAGCTGTTAGTGTCTACGTTCACGTTCAGGTTGGTCTGCTCCATGCCGAGGAGCTTTGTTCTTCTGTCCATGATTGAGAGTACTTGCTGAATTGCTTTGAGGTCTGGTTCAACCTGCATTTCCGTGCCGTCGTCCATTTGTACTCGTCTGTGCTGGGTCATTGGCCAAATTGCTTGCTGGAGATTATCCAGTCTCTCGAGTTCCATGCGGAGAACCTCTGGATACGCAAGAATTGTTTCGCGGTTCATTTTTTCAAGCTGCCTCTGGATTGACCTGGAGACAGAGCTTGTCGACATACCAAATCTTCTAGCTATTTCGTTTACAGACGTACCCGCTTGGCGCATTTTAAAAATACGCATGTCCCTCTCGTTGAGGAACTCCTTTGTCTGTATTGGTTTGGGTTTGTTATCTTCGCTCATTTGTCTTTGCTGACTGTCATGAATTCGAGTACTTCGAACGGGAAAGTCTTTCCCCTCTTCATTTTAGTCGGCCATTGACGCTCGTCACGAGCACCTCGGAAGTGTCTGACGTCGTAGACATAATCACCCAGTGCCATAGGGTCAGGCTGGAGCGAAATACCAAATTCCGGCCACCTGGACCATACAGCAGAACCGAAAGGCCTCAAATCCCTGCTTGACATGCTTGTGCCTAATGGTGCATGGTGCTCAATCCAGAGCGCACACCTATACACGGTACGGATTGTGTCAAGATACTTGGCAACCTCGATAGCTATTGATTCAGACGTTCTTCCACCTGGGTCAAGGAATGCCTTATAGAGCGGTCCTATAACAAGAAGCTCTGGCCTCACCTCATCGAGGGCCTGTTCAAGTATTGCCCTATCTGCAGCCTTAAGCAAGTCCATTCCTGATGGTTTTGTAAGCAGGTGAGCATCAAGTCTTGATGTGCGCGCCATCCCCATGGCACGCTCCGCTATTCCCCTAGATGTTCTACGAATAATTCTGTCTGGGTTTTCCAGGTCAACGGTAAGTGTTTTAATCCTTGGCATCGGCTGGAAAGAGAATGGATGAATCCCAGCCGAGCAAAGAATCCCAACTTGTCGTGCAAGCATTGTTTTGCCAACACCTTCTGCAGCGACAACAATAACCCTCTCAGAGCGTTCAAGTAGTCCTGGAATAACCCACTCATACTTCTCTCCGGTTGTTTCCTGGAGAAAGTCATTCCAGTGAACGAGTCTTCCAGTATCCAGGACAAACGAAACAGTAGCTGTTGAAAGAATGAGGTTGCTCTTAAGAATCTTTTGCTTTATATCGATGTCATCTCTTTGCAAAAGCTCTTGGAGCTTGTGTAGTGCCTGTTCTTCTGGTGAGAGCTCTTCTACTTCGATTATCTCCTCAAGAGGAGTTGACGCTTCGTGCACCTCATCGTCGAAGCTATCCATGTACTCAAGGTCGTCAATGCCTAGACCGTCAGACAGGTGGTCTGTTATGTCTTTATGTTTCGGCGTATACCAAACCTGAGCGCTACATCCAGCTTCTGTTAGGGCATTAAGAACTTGTTGCGCATGTTTTTTACCAGCATCATCGTTGTCGGCAATAATTTCTACAGTTGCGCCAGCAAGTGCTTCTGTATGAATTTCCGTCCAACTACCCGCTCCGTTTGGCATTGTTGTGGCGATAATGCCCATCTCGATTAAGGTGTT